AACGTCCTGATCTCCGTTTAGAAAGTTGGAACTTATTAAGCTTGTGTAACAAGTGTCATGATAAGATGCATGATCGCAATAGTGATCAATTAACAAAGCTTGGCGAACAATGGAGAGAGAAAGCAATGAGGGAGAGAGAGTTGATAAGTGATGTCTAAGATAAATGATTTAAGGTGCGGAGAAAAGGAATTAACTAATAAACAGCTAGATTACTTACGAATGATGTTAAAGAATAATGAAAAGGGAATGCCTGTTTGTTCTTGTGATATTAAAAGGATATTGGTTTTGAAATAATATCCCCCCCACTTAATGAAATTTTGATCAATCACTTGGAGACCGAGGGGTGGAGCCTTTTCCAATAGAGCGCATTTTTGAAAGAGGGGGGTGCAAAAACTTGGCGATTACACCAAAAGAACGGCAGATTCGTAAGACTATTAAGCAAGTAAAAGAAGATATGGGGAATCTTGGAACGTATCGTCCTGAGTTTGATCGTACCATTAGAACTTATGCCGAGATTACTTATGACTATAAATTGTTAATGAGGCAGTTTGATCAAAGTGATGATCCCTATGTTGAAGAATACACAAATAAGTCAGGTGCAACTAATGCCATGACAACGGCTATCTACTCTGAGATTAAAATGATTAGAAAAGAAATGGTTTCTGTCGAAAGTATTTTAGGACTTACTCCTGCAGGCTTGAAGAGAATAAATAATGAAATGGATAAAGGTAAAAAGAAAACTAGTAGTTTAGCAATGGCGTTGAGCTCACTTGAAACATAAAAACTATGCTGTGGTAATGGACTATGCAAATAGCATAGTCGAAAAAAGAAAACTTGCAAACAAAGAGCAGATACAAGGTTGTCAAAGATTCCTAAATGATATGAAAAATCCTGATTATGATTTCGATCCAAAGGATGCAGAGTTTGTCATTGGAATAATTGAAAATACATTTGTTCATGCTCAAGGTGAAATGCTTGATGGTACACCATTAAGAGGAAAGCCATTTTTACTGGAACCATTTCATAAATATCAAGTTTACAATCTTTTAGGATTTTATCATAAAGGAACAAAGGAAAGGCGCTTCAAAGAAGCGTTTATTTATATTCCAAGGAAAAATATTAAAACCAGTTTTGCAGCAGCTCTTGCCTGGGCACTTGGTCTGTTAAACAGGCGAAGTGGTTCAAAGGTGTATATTGTTGCGGCCGCACTGAAACAATCATTAGAAAGCTTTAACTTTATTAATTTCAACCTAGCCCAAATGGGAGAAAAGGAAAACTTTCGTGTAATTGATAATAACCAAGAACATTCGATTTCTGGAGATTTGGGAGATGGATCACTTTTTATACAAGCACTTGCAGCAAACCCAGATAAACAAGATTCACTGAACTGTAATATCGCGATTGCAGATGAACTTCATGCTTACAAAACTCCGAAACAATACAATATTATCAAGGAAGCGATGAAGGCTTACACTAATAAATTGATGATCGGAATTACAACTGCTGGTGACGACATGACGAGTTTTTGTTATCAGAGGTTGGATTATTGTAAAAAGATTTTAGATGGAACAATTAAAGACGAAGCCTACTTTGTTTTCATTGCAAAGGCAGATCAAGACGAAAAAGGTAATGTTGATTATACAAATCCTATTGAGCATCAGAAAGCAAACCCTGCCTATGGTGTATCAATCAGACCGAATGATATTTTGAACGATGCTTTGCAAGCGCAAAACGATCCACAACAAAGAAAAGACTTTTTAGCTAAATCATTAAATATTTATACTTCAGCACTACGCGCTTACTTTAATATTGATGAATTTAAGGTTTCTGATCGTAACTATAACTGGTCCTTAAAAGATTTATTAAAACTGAATATAGACTGGTATGGTGGTGCCGACTTATCCAAAATGCATGACTTAACAGCAGCGGCATTGTATGGCAAATATAAAGATATCGACATCACAATTACTCATGCATGGTTTCCTATTGTAGCTGCAACTGAAAAGGCAGAGGAGGACAACATCCCATTGTTTGGTTGGAAAGAAGACGGCTGGTTAGATATGTGTAATACACCAACGGTGAACCATTCCGATATAGTTAATTGGTTTATTGCCATGAAGAGGATGGGCTTCAAGATTAAAAAAGTAGGCTTTGACCGTAAATTCTCGCGCGAATTTTTCTTAGAAATGAAAAAGAAAGGTTTCAAAATGATTGACCAGCCACAATATTTCTACAAAAAATCAGAAGGTTTCCGAAGAATTGAGAAAAAAGCTAAGGATGGAAAATTTTATTATCTCCATTCACAAGCTTTTGAATATTGTGTTCAAAATGTTGCTGCAATCGAAAAGACTGACGATATGATTCAATATGAAAAGGTTATGCCTAATCAACGTATCGATATCTTTGATGCATCTGTTTTTGGTTCTATTCAAATGTTGGAAGATATGACTAAAGCGTCAGACGCTAGTAGCTGGTTAAAGGGAGGAAATTAAACAGGGGACTTCCGTAATTGAAAGGAGGGTGAAAAAGTTTGAGTAAGAAAAAAAGGAAAAATAATAAGAAAAGATCAGAACCATCATCGATTGGCTGGTTTATGACAAGTGATGCAAACGATACTTTGGCTATATCTGGTTACACGAAACTTTCTGATAACCCGGAAGTACGCATGGCTGTGCATAAGATCGCTGACTTGATTAGTACCATGACAATCCATCTCATGCAAAATACCGATGATGGAGATATTAGAGTCCGTAACGCATTATCTAGAAAGATTGATGTGAATCCATATAGTCTAATGACTAGAAAAGCTTGGGTATACAACATTGTATATACTATGCTTTTGGATGGAAAAGGAAATAGTGTTGTCTATCCGAAATTTAAGGATGGATTGATTGATGATCTGGTTCCTTTAAAGCCATCTGGTGTAAGTTTCATAGATACAAATGATGGTTATCAAGTTTTATACCAGGGGAATTCATACGATCATGATGAGATATTGCATTTCATCATCAATCCAGATCCTGAAAGACCTTATATTGGTCGAGGCTTTCAAGTTGTCCTGAAGGATATCGTGAACAATTTGCAACAAGCATCGAAGACCAAGAATAGTTTCATGTCTGATAAATGGAAGCCATCAATCATTATTGCTGTAGATGCGATGACAGAAGAATTATCAAGTGAGGAAGGTAGAGATGAGATTCTTAAAAAATACATCTCTGAAACAGGTGGGGGTAAACCATGGGTTATTCCAGCGGATCTTGTTAAAGTAGACCAAGTAAAACCATTATCGTTAAACGATTTAGCAATTAATGATGCAGTACAAATAGATAAGCGAACAGTGGCGGGCTTGATAGGAGTTCCGCCTTTTTATGTTGGGGTTGGAGATTTTAACAAAGATGAGCACAACGCTTTTATTAGTTCAACTGTACTTCCATTTGCTACAGGTCTCGTACAAGAAATGACAAGAAAGCTATTATTTGCTCCAGATTTATATTTTAAATTTAATCCACGTTCCCTATTTGCTTATGACCTTAAAGAACTAGCTGACGTTGGCGGTAACATGTATGTTCGAGGAATTATGATCGGAAATGAAGTAAGGGATTGGCTGGGAATGTCACCACTTGAAGGATTGAACGAACGTGTTATCCTTGAAAACTATATTCCAGCGGGCATGATTGGCGATCAAAAGAAATTGAAAGGTGGTGATGGCGATGAGTAGAGATAAACGTCAAACAAGAAGCTTATTAACAGAGTTAAAGACCAGGGCAGAGCAAGATGAGGAAATGGTGATTGAAGGATATTTTGCTGTTTTTAATAAACCGACTGAATTATGGCGTGGTGCCTTTGAAGAAATTGCTCCTGGTGCATTTGATAATACCATGGGTAATGACATCAGGGCATTGATTAACCACGATACAAATCTAGTTTTAGGTAGAAATAAAGTAGGAACGCTTGAGTTAAAGGTTGATAGTCGTGGGTTATGGGGCAGTATTTCAATCAACCAAAAAGATTCTGATGCTGTAAACCTTTATGAACGCGTTAAACGAGGGGATGTTGATCAGTGTTCGTTTGGTTTTAATATTTTGAACGAAGAAACTGACTATCGTGATGATGGAACAGTTAAATGGACCATTACAGAAATAGATCTTCATGAGGTATCAGTAGTCACTTTTCCAGCGTATGAAGAAACTGGAGTACAAGCACGTAAAGCTGAATTGGAGCAACATGAAAAAAGAGTGCTTGATCAAAGAAAAATTAAATTAAGGGAGAGATTGAAGAATGGCTCTAAAACAATTAATGCTACGCAAAAAAATTGAACAAAGAAAATCTACATTAGATGAACTCTTAAAAAAGGATGATGAGTTTGCCACAAGATCAGCCGAACTTGAACAGTCTATTGAAGAAGCTGAAAGTGAAGAGGAAGTATCCACCGTAGAAAATGAAATTGAAACATTGGAAACAGAAAAAACGGAGCATGATGAAAAGAAGACCAAGCTAGAAGGCGAAATTGCTGAAATAGAAAAAGAGTTGGAAGAGCTAAATGCAAAAAGCCCAGTGAATACACCAAAGCCAGTTAATGAAAATGAAGAAAGATCACAAAATACAGGAGGATTAATTATGAAAAGACATAAATTTTTCGGTGGATTACAACGTAGTCAAGCAGAGGGGTTAGTTAAACGTGAAGAAGTACAAGAGTTTTTAACTCGTACTCGTGGAATTATGCAGGAAAAACGATCTGTTTCGGGAGCAGAATTGAATATTCCTGAAGTAATGCTTGAATTATTAAGAGATAATCTTCACCGTTATTCTAAATTAATCAAACACATCAACTTAAAACCTGTATCTGGTAAAGCGAGACAAAATATTACAGGTACTGTTCCTGAAGCTATTTGGACTGAAATGATAGCTAAATTAAATGAATTAAATATTGTTTTCAATCAAATTGAAGTGGACGGATATAAAGTTGGAGGATTCGTACCAGTTCCTAACTCTATTTTAGAGGATTCAGATATTGCGTTAGCTAATGAAATTTTAGATATTCTAGGTCAATCTATTGGTCTTGCGGTTGATAAAGCAATTCTTTATGGAAAAGGTGTAAAAATGCCTGTCGGTATTGTTACCAGATTAGCAGAAACTGCTCAACCTGCTTACTGGACAACAAAAGAAAAGGATTGGGAAAACTTAAGTGAATCTAATCTATTGCTAATTGATCCGGCTGCAGATACTGATGTTAAGTTTTATAAAGATCTAATTTTAAAATTAGGAAAAGCTAAAGCAAACTATAGTAATGGACAAAAATTCTGGGCGATGAGCTCTAATACTTTTGCTACTTTGCAAGCAAAGGCATTAACCATTAATGCTGCAGGCGCTATTGTATCTGGTCAAAATAGTACTATGCCAATTGTAGGCGGTGCAGTAGAATTATTGGATTTCATTCCAGATGATGTAATCATTGGAGGATATGGATCATTGTATTTACTCGCTGAACGCGCAGGTGCACAATTAGCTCAATCAGAGCATGCGCAGTTCATTGAAGACAATACAGTATTTAAAGGAACTGCACGGTACGACGGCCGCCCTGTTCTAGGTGAAGGATTTGTTGCAATTAATATTAGTCAAGAAGATCTTGAAACACCACCAAAAGCAACTGACGTAACATTTGCTGCTGACACAGCTAATGCATAATAGGAGGTAATACCAGATGAAGGTAAAAGTATTAAGAAGATTTAATGACAAACATGAAAATGTAATACATGCGGTAGGTAAAGTAATTGAGGTTACAGAAGAAAGATACAAAGAAATTCTATCTGTTGAGGGTGAACCAATTGTTGAAATCCTCAAAATTGAAGGTCAGGACCCACCAAGACAACAAGAATTACCTATTGATTTAGCTGGTACTGTTGATGAAGTTAAAGAAGCATTGGAAGATGGGTTCGAAAAGGAAACTTTAGAGCTAATTCTGAAAGCTGAACAAGAAGGCGAAAACCGAAAAGGTGTTACAAAGTATGTTGAGTCTTTATTAAAAGTTGATGATAAATAATGGACGATCAAACAAAAGCAACCCTATTAGAATTGCTCAAGTTAGACTTAGGTATCACTCATAATTTGAGAGATACCTATTTTAATAAATTTTTAGTTGGTTCTCAGCAAGAACTTGAACGTAAAGGAATAGATTTTGATTTTTCTAAAGATGATGATCAATTACTAGTAGTAGATTATGCTGCATGGAGCTATAGAAAAAGACAAGAGGACATCCCTTTATCAAGAAATTTGCAATTGAGAATTAATAACAGATTAATTAAGAAGGCTGGGACTGTTGATGCCGTCACTTAAATCTAGTATAGGAAACCACGATCACATATCACTTGATGATGTGTGTTTTTTGTTTGCAACTACATCTGTTGAGGATGAATTGGGGCAATGGATTGATACTAAATTGCCGGAAATGGTTTATTGTTCAAAGTTAAGTATTACTAAAGCAGAGTATTCGTCTGCAGGTCAATCTGGGCATAAACCCAACATTCTTTTGGTGGTCAACTCAGATGAGTATGATAGCGAGAATGAGCTTGATTATGAGAGAAAGACTTATTACATCTATAAAACTTTTATTCGCTCAGACGGGCACACAGAGCTTTATTGTGAGGTGAGGTCTGGTGACTAAAATAAAAGGTATCGGTGACTTATCAAAGGAAATTTCAAAGGCATTGTCGGAATACACAGCAGAAGTAACGGAAGGATTGGAAGAAGCAAAAGAAAAAGTCGCTAAAGATACCGTTAAGCATTTAAGGTCGTTAGATCATCCTAAGTTGACAGGTGATTATGCTAAGGGATGGGCTAGGAAGAAAGTTGGAACTGCAGAAGTTATTCATAATCGCACGGATTATCAACTTACACATTTACTCGAAAAAGGACATGCGAAAAGAGATGGAGACAGGGTGCCTGCAATTCCCCATATTGGACCTGCAGAAGAAAAGGCAATTGAGGAATACGTGAGTAAAGCTGAAAAGGTGATCAAGCGATGACTCTTGTTGAATTAGTTCAGATATTAAAAAGTTCCGGATATCCGGTTACGTATTCACATTTTAAGGAAACATCTACAAAGCCTGTTCCAGCGCCTCCATATATCACGTATCTAGAAGATCCATCTTCGAACATGTTTGCAGATAACAAGGTTTATAAACCTATTAAAAATATCCGAGTAGAACTCTATACGGACTTAAAAGATTTAGTTGCTGAAGAAAAAATTGAAGAATTACTTAATGAAAATGAAATACCATTTGATACAGATGAAGCGTGGATAGAGTCGGAACAATTATTTCAAAGAATATATGAAGTGGGGTTGATTTAACATGCCGGAGAATAAAGTTACTTTCGGATTAAAAAACGTACATTATGCACCTTACACCGTTACGGACGGGGTTGTAACTTTTGAAACACCTACTCCCATTCCTGGAGCTGTTGAACTTACTGGTGAACCGAGGGGTGACATGGTTGAATTTTATGCAGATGATATGCTTTATTATGCTGCATCAAATAATCAAGGATATGAAAACACTTTGTCTATTGCGAATATACCAGATCAATTCGCTCAGGATGCTTTAGGTGAAGAAATGGATGAAACAGATTTTGTGTTGAATGAGTTAGCTAATAAATCAGGTAAGCCGTTTGCACTTTTATTTGAATTTGATGGGGATGTAAAAGCAACAAGACACGTTATGTACAATTGTGTTGCGAATAGACCTACAGTTTCATCTTCATCAAAAACTGATACTGTTGAACCAAATGCTAATGAATTAACTTTAATCGCCAGTCCGATGAAAATTGGGGAAAAATTAATGGTTAAAACGAAAACGACTACACAAACTCCTGCTGCAGTTTATGATGCATGGTATTCAACTGTTTATAAGAAAACACCGACAGTATAAAGGGTGAAGAATAGATGGAAAAAACATTAACGATAGATGGCAAACAAGTAAAATTCAAATCTACTGCAGCAACTCCATTACGATATAAGGCTCAGTTTGGCAGAGATTTTTTTACTGATATTGTAAAGATGAACAAACTCAAAAATGTAAAACTAAAAGATGAAAATGGAGAGCCAAACTATGAAGCATTTGAATTAATTGATTTTGACTTTTTCTATAACATAGTATGGGCACTTGCAAAATCAGGAGATAACTCTATAGGTGATCCGATTACATGGCTTGAAGATTTTGATGAATTTCCTTTAATGGAAATTCTCCCAGAATTACAAGAACTAATGGCTCATAGCATAAAGGGTAAAAAAAAATAGAAAAAACGAGTAGTCAAAGTGAACCAATTACAACAGATTCTTTACTCCTATTATGTCGTCAATGCGGTTTAAATAAAGATGATCTGGAAGACATGACAATTGGAATGTGCCTTGATTATATCGATGAGTATATAGAAATGAACAAACCAGAAAAAGATAAAAAACGCCGTGCCACACAAACAGATTTTGATAAGTTTTAGGTCTCAGCATTGCTGGGACTTTTTTTTGTTCTTTAGAAAGGTGGTGTGCATATGGCAAAAAAACGAATACAAGGTATAACGATTGAACTTGATGGTGAAACAAAGGGATTGGATAAGGCATTAAAAGATGTAAATAAGAGAAGTCGTGATCTTCAAGGAGAACTTCGTGATGTTGAACGATTACTCAAATTCGACCCTGGTAACGTCGAAGCACTTACCCAAAAGCAACGTTTACTAGTTGACCAAGTTGAAAATACGACTCAAAAATTAGATCAGCTGCGTAATGCACAATCACAAGTTGAAGCACAATTCAAAAGTGGCGATATTGGTGAAGAGCAATACCGTGCTTTCAAACGAGAAATCCAATTCGTCGAAGCAGAACTAGGTAAATTCAAACAACAACTAGATACGGTCGATGATGGAACAGCGTTGGACAATTTAAAAAAGGACCTTAAAGATGTAGGAACTAGAGCAGATGAAGCCAAGGATGCCATAAAAGAAATGGGGTCAGAGATTGTCGGCGGGTTAGTTGCTGGTCTTGCTGCAGGTGGAGGTCTTGCAGGCGCCATCGATCAGGCATTAGATACCTCATCTTTGAATACAAAGATTGAAATATCCATGGAAATACCTGAAGAATCAAAAGCAGCTGTAAAGGATGCTATAAGAACTGTTGAAAGTTATGGTGTAGACGCAGAATCAGCTTTAGAAGGAGTACGCCGTCAATGGGCGCTTAATAAGGATGCTAGTGACGAAGCAAATGCGGCAATCGTTAAAGGCGCGGGAACAATTGTAGCAGCGTATTCAGGTATTGATTTTACGGAGTTGATTCAAGAAACAAATGAAATATCAAAGGAATTAAATATTTCGAACGAAGAAGCATTAGGTCTAACTAATTCCTTACTTAGATTAGGATTTCCTCCTGAACAGCTAGACATTATTTCTGAATATGGGAAGCAACTTACCGATGCAGGATTTAACGCACAAGAAGTTCAGGCAATCATGGCTGCAGGTGTCGAGACGGGTACCTGGAATATTGATAACCTTTTAGACGGCCTAAAAGAAGGACGTATTAAATTAGCTGAATTTGGTCAAGAAGTGCCAAAAGCGACAAAGGAATTACTTGCAAACACTGGTATTTCATCAAAGCAATTGCAAGAATGGGGAAATGCTGTTGCCAAAGGTGGAGAAACAGGTAGAGCCGCCATGGAGAACGTTGCTCAAGCTCTGTTAAACGTTAAAGATGAAGCTACTAGAAACGCACTTGGTGTTCAGCTATTCGGTACTATGTGGGAAGAACAAGGAACAAATATTACCGATACAATCTTAAATATGGACCAGCATTTAATGTCTACAAAGGAGAATCAAGATCAATTAAACGAATCTGTTTCACAATTGAATGCTGATCCTGCCGTTCAAATGCAGCAAGCATTATCAGATATGAAAATTGCTCTCGAACCATTGTTATTGATGATCGCTGACCTTATTGCAAAATTAGCTGAATGGATATCTAACAATCCTCAATTGGCAGCAACCATTGCCGCAGTCGTAACAACATTGGGAATTTTAATCGGGATACTTTTAGTGGCTGCACCGATTATTACCGGTCTGACTGCTGCTGCCGGAGCGCTAGGAATAGGATTATTGCCGTTGATTGGTATTGTAGCTGCCGTTGTTGTTGGTATTACTGCTCTGGTTGCAGCTGGTGTATGGCTTTACCAAAATTGGGAAATGGTCCAAACTAAGGCAGTTGAAATATGGGGTGGGTTAGAAACATTCTTTTCAGAATTTTGGTCTTCAACGCTTTCAATTTTTAATTCTGCTCTAGATTGGATAGACCAGGTCACAAATGGAAAATTCTCTGCTATTACAGATGCAATTAGATCTTATCTACAAATGGTAGATAGAAATATCAAAGATTATTGGAATTTTATCAAGAATACATTCCAAAACGCTCTAGACTTTATTGTGGCTCTTGTTACAGGGGATTTTGAAGGAATGAAAAAAGCCGTTGAGAATCAGATGGAAAATACAGAGGAATTAATTAAAAACATATGGGGGAATGTTACTGATTTTCTT